CATGGGGTCAGTTTCATCGTCGCTGTCGTAGCGGATAATCTCATCGGCCAGCCCGATATCCACGGCGCGCTGCGCCGTGATAAAGGTCTGCGACCGACACAGCGTTTCCAGCTCGGCGCGGGAAGTCTTGCCGCCGCACTTGGCCTCGTAGGCGTTAAGGATGCTCTCCAGGCCCGCCTGCAGCATTTGCAAACTGCGGCCATGTTCCACCTCGTCGCCTTCGGTGTCGGTGGCGGGCAGGTGCACCATGATCTGTGCTACAGGGCTGATGCGCACGGTGTCGCATCCGGCGCAAAAGATGCTGGCGGCGCTGGCCGCGATGCTCTGGATTTCGGCGGTAACAGCCAGGCACCGGACACGCGCTGCGTCCATCAGCGCCGTCCACATCTCCAGTCCGCAGAACATACTGCCGCCTGGAGAGTTGACCTCAAAGATCAGCCCTTCCTCGTCCGGTTCCGCGGCAAAGGCATCCACAGCGTCGGTCACATCGCGCGCGCAGCAGGCGTCAAAGCCAAAATACTGATAGATGCGCGCCATTGAGGAGCTCATCACAGTTCCGCTCAACTTCACTCTCATTTGTTTTTTCCTCCCGACTTTGCCGAGCTGATCTCGCGGAACATATCCAGCGGGGCAAAATTCTTATTTCCATAATAAATGTCGCCGCCTTTGTCATGGCCGAGGGCTTCCTCGTCCTCCTTGGCGCGGATATCGTCGGCGGAGTAAGCTCCGGTCTCGCGCATGGCCTTATACCAGACACCACGGGATGCGCTGTCGCCTTTGAGTTCTGCCATCATGTTGATTTTCAGCCGCAGGCCCTGGCGGATCTCCGAATCGGTAAGCAGCTTGTAGGTCTGCTCCTCCTCATACTGGGTCACAATGGGATGCAGCGTGGATACAACATAGTCAATGGAGTTCTGCTCGTTGGAGTTGTAAGCCTGTTTCCCGGCATAAAGCTTGCTGAGAGGCACGCCGAAAAACCGGGCGATATCCTCCACGGTGATCTCTTTGCTTTCCACAAACTGCGCGTCGCTGTTCGTCATGGTGATGGGCTTGTACTCCATTCCAAAGTCCAGCACGGCGGTGCGGAAAGCATTTTTCGGGCCGGCGTGGGTTTTCTCCCACTCTTCGCGGATAATGTCCCTGTGCGTTACCGTCTCGGTGGTGCCGTCGGATTTTGTTCTGGTCACCTCTCCGCAGAGATCACCGGCGGCCACCAGCACACCGCTGGGCGTACCGCTGTTCTCGTAGTAGCTGCGCTCGTAGTCCTGCGCGGATCGCGCCGCCGCGATAACCTCGCTGGCCCGGCCGAGAACGCTCATACCCCTGAAGCCGTCGTGCGAATAGCCCTTGAAATGCTCCACGTCCGTGCAGCTCAAGCGCATCAGTTCCCCGCTGTACGGGTGCGTCACGGTGTACCAGGGCCGGCCCGTGGTGTCTTTCCAGGGCTGCACCAGTTCCCAGGGCAGCGGAATCAGCTCCCTTGGGCGCCGGGAAATCGGGTCGCGGAGGACCCATACATAACCGTTTCCGCCGGAGAGACGGTTGCCCTCCACCATAGCCTTTAAAACTGCCGGGGTCATGGCCTCGTTTGGTCGCACATTCAGCAGCGTCAGCAGTGGGTGCCCCATGCGCTTGTTAGTGTTCTCATCCACGCAATAGCTGGGCAGCTTTGCCATGGATCCGCTGAGGATTTCCATCGCCCGCGTCACCGCGCTGAGTTTCATGGCGTCGGCCTCCGTGCCGGTGTAGCTGCCCACCGCGCTCATCACCACGCCCCCGGCGCTTGCCGTCACGGCGTTCTGGACCCGGCCTGGGGAAAATGCGGAGAGGATGCCGCGCTCAAGTCTTGTCATGCTCGTTGCTCTCACCCCTTATCATCATCACGGCGCCCACGATGAGCAGCGCGCCGGCCGCTATATACCCCGCCGGCTCGAAGATCAGCCAAACACCGACGGCGATTGCCGCGGCGCCCGCAAGCAGCAGCAGCACCGGCAGCAGATCATGCAATGATTTGAGCATTTTCATAGTTTCCTCCTACATGGCCCACTGCCCGGCCGCGATCCGGTCCTGCAGGCTCGGATTGTTCCGCCGGGTGATGGCCAGCACCAGCGCGTCCATGGCTGCGGCCACGGGATCCACGCGGGTGGTGTCGTCCTTGTACTTTTTCGAGATCCGGCTCTCATCGTTGCCATTGGAATATTCCACGGCGTTGGCGAACCATTTCACCGCCGCCGGCGAATATTTGATGATGACCTTGCCGCTGCGCAGCAGATCCCGGAAACCCTTCACGGCCACGTTCTGGGTGCCGCAGCCCTGGTAGACCTCTACGCACAGATCCTCGTCGCCGCGCTCCTGGGCGATGGCGATCGCCAGATCAGAGGCGTTGTGCCCGTCATAGGCGATTTTGGCGGCCTTCCAGCCGTGCCGTTTCTCGTTTTGGGTAAACCACTCGGCCACAAAGCGGTTTTCCGTCACCGCGCCGGGCGTGGCCGTGCAATAGTGATCCCGGCACCATTCCCGATACGGATAACGGTCGGTGTGCTCATGCCGCCCGATTCCGTCCTCAGGCATAAACCCGTGCAGCTCGATGGCCACATAACCGTCGTCCAACAGAAAAACAGCCGCGGCACCGGTCAGGTCAATCTTTTTGCCCAGGTCAAAACCGCCGTAATATTCGCGGCCGTTGGTCAGAGCGCCAAACCATGCAGGACCCACCATGGCCTCCTGCAGCCGCTTCATGTCCAGCTCGTCCAGATAGCGGTTGACACTGCCGGTCTGCCACATGCACAGGCGCCGGGTCAGAAACTTGCGGATCTTCTCCGCGTCGTTGCTGCCATAGGCTGCCGTGTATTCGGCTTCGATCTGCTCCAGCAGGTACCGGCTGTAATCGTTGGGATAGCGTAGGCAGGGATTGGCTTTTGCCCAGTTTGCGCGGGCGTGGGGGTCGTCCCCCTCGTCGCATTCGCGGATCATGACAAAATAGGTGTCGTCGCAAACGCTGGGGTCGTCCAGCACCCGCTTGGCGTATTCCTCCTCGGTAAAACAGGGTTTATTTTCGGCGTCGTCGCCGGCGGTGGTGATCACCAGCATGAGGGACTGCGGCCGCTTACCGAAGGAATTAAGACCCAGGTCGTAGATGTCACTGGTGGTGTGGGCGTGGTATTCGTCGAGGATAAAACAACTCGGCGCGCCGGAGTCCTTGTTTTTGGTGTCCTTCGAGAGCGCCCGCATAAAGCCGCCCCGCGTCCGGTGCTTTACGGGGTTGGCCTTGGGAATGATCAGCCGCCGGGCGATATTGGGCGAGGCCTGGGCGATGGCCTTGGCATCCCCAAACACGCGCATGGCCTGTCCGCGGTCCACGGCCGCGCATTCCACCTCCGGCTGCATCTCAAACCTTGCTTCCTCCGGGCAATACGGCGGGTAGATCACGTCGCCGCACATATGGTAGAGGCCCTGACCGGATTTTTCGGTGGATTTGAAATTGCCCCGGGCGCGCTTTTCATAGGTGCGCTTGAAGCGCCGGGCGCCGGTGTCCTTGTGCACCCAACCGTAAACCACGGAAAGGTCGAAGATTTGCCAGGGTTCCAGTTTAATAGGTTCGCCCTGCTCTACGCCGCGCACCTGGCGGCACTCGTTAAACCAGCGCAGGATCCGGTCGGCCCGGGTCACGTCGAATACGTAAGGAAAATCCGGATCGCCCTGATGCTTGAGATCGTCCAGGTGCCGCTGGCAGGCGAGAATCTCATATTTGCAGCACAGGGGCATCAGCTTGCCCTGCGTCACCTGCTTGGCATAGATCGCGGACGGATGATGCAGCCCGCTGCTTTTTCTCACGGGCATTGATTCACCTCCAAAGAAAAACGCCGGACCCGGTGTCCAAATTGGACACACGGCTCTGGCGTTAAACGCTCTGGCCATAATGCGGGATACTGTCACATCGCTTTTCGCCGTTTTTGCCTCCCTTGTCAAAGGGAGGGGGACCGCAAAACGCGGTGGAGGGATTTGTTCCGCACACAGACGGCAGTCTTGACGGCTGCCGCCCGTGCCCAGAAAAGAAAGGAAGAAGAGTCCGAGGGTTGCTCAGGCCCTCGGCACAGGACTGCGGGTCATGGGGCGGCTCGTCGCCGCCCTCGGCCCGTCGTCTTGCCGCCCTTTCGGGTCGGCTGACGTCCCGCAGCCCTGTGTCCGGAGTCTGCCCCGGAACGCAGGCGCCTTTCGGCGCCCGCGCCCACAAAAGAAAGGAGGGATACAGCCGGAGGCCTGCCCGAGCCCCCGGCGAGAAGCTGGACCGCGCAGCCAGCCTGTGCCGCGCCCGGAGTACCGGCCTGACCGCTAAGACAGTCCCGGCTCTCGCGGTTGTTCAGCCCCTCGCCCGGGGCTTGTCAGTCACCGAACAGCGCACCGTCGCCGGTGTCGTCGTCCGGCAGCGGCAGGCGGATCCCGTTCCGCGCCCTGGCGTTCAGCCCCAGATCGGACGCACCGGCCCGGAGCTGCTTGAAATACCGGTCCTGCATCGCCGTCCAGCGGTCCGCCGCTGTGGTGTCGCCCGCCGAAATGGCGCTCGTCACCCGATTGGTGCAGCGCAGATAGTTATACTCAGCAATGAGATACCGTGCCAGCGTGTCGGCGTCGACCTGGGTCAGCGTGCCCATGGGGATCAGCACCGCCGCCAGCTCGTCGAACTTTTTCCGCAGGCTCACCGGCAGGTAATCCGGCGGCCTTACCTTTGCGGCGGCGGGTGCCTTGGGCTCTCCGGCCTCGCGGGTGTCCAGCTCCTCCTTGGTATAATGGCGACTGGTCGCCTTCAGCTCCGCCGCGCTCGTCAAAGTTTCCCACCGCCGGATGATCACGTCAACGTAGCGCGGATCCAGTTCCATGCAGTACGCCACGCGCCCGGCCTGTTCGCAGGCTGCCAGGGTCGTGCCGCTGCCGGCGAAGAAATCGCCCACCAGAGCGCCCGGGCGGCTGGAATTGCGGAGCTGCCAGTCGAACAACCGCACCGGTTTCATGGTCGGGTGGTCGGCGCTTTTTGTCGGCCGGTCGAACTCCACCACGGTGGTCTGTTTCCGGTCGCCGTACCAGCGGTGGCCGGCGCCGTCCGTCCAGCCGTACAGCGAGGACAGGTGGTCGAGATCCCGCTGCCCGTCGTCGGCGGCCTCGTCGTCCTTTTCGCCGTGCAGGCAGGGCTCATGCTGCCAGTGATAGTCCTGGCGGCTGAGCGTGGCGCTCTGCTTTACCCAGATCAGACACTGCCGCACCTGCCAGCCGGCGGCCGCGCAGGCCTCGCGAAAGTTGAGCCCCGTGGCACCGTCCGCGTGCCAGATGTAATAGGGTGCGCCGGGCCTCATCACGGCATCCGCCGCGCGGAACGCCCTGGTCAGAAAATCAGTAAAATCAGCGCCGGCCTTGAAGTCGTCGTTGAGGATCTGCAGGTGATCGGCGGTACCGCCGGTAATGTCCACGTTGTACGGCGGGTCCGTCAGCAGCAGGTCCAGCTTCGCGCCGGCCATGAGTTTGGCCACGTCCGTACAATCCGTGGCGTCGCCGCACATCAGTCTGTGGCGGCCGAGCTGCCAGATGTCGCCGCGCTTGGCCGTTGGCACCGCCGGCGGCGTCGGGTCAAAGTCGTCCTCAAAGGCGTCGTCCGGCTCGGCCAGAAGGATGTCCTCATCGGAAAAGCCGGTCAGCGTAATGTCGGCGCCGGCATCCTTCAGCGCCTGCAGCTCCTCGCTCACCAGCGCGTCGTCCCAGCTCGCCATGTCGCTCAGGCGGTTATCCGCCAGGATGTAGGCCCGGAGCTGCATGGGGCTCAGATGATCCACGATTACGCAGGGGACCTCGGGCCAACCCTCGGCAATGGCGGCCGCAAGCCTCCCGTGGCCGACGATGACGCGCCTGTCCATATCGATCACCATGGGCGCGATAAAGCCATACTCCCGCAGCGAGCGCCGCAGGGCGGCGATCTGCTCCGCCGAATGGACCCGGGCGTTCTTGTCGTAGGGGATCAGATCTCCCGGCGGGATCATTTTAAACTGTGTCACGCTGCGTTTCAGATCCATGTCAGTCTCCAAACAGGTCGTCGTTTTTCTCGCTGGCCTCCGCCTGGCTTTTTTTTCTGGCCATGCCAATGCGGGAAGCCGGCGTCAGGCCAAGCTTTTCAGCATAGCGCAGGATCCCGCTCTCCAGGGAGGACAGCTTCGCGGCCAGCCCGTCCAGGGCGTCCGTAGCCTTCAGCTGCTCCGCAAGGGTCAGGTCCTCCCGGGTGGAACCATCCACCAGCTTGCTGCACAGGTCGTTCAGCCGGTCCCGCCGGGAGAGCATGGTGCAGTAGGTTGCCAGAGTTTCCGTGTCCAGGTCGTCCAGGATCTCCACGTCGCCGGTTTTCATGCGGTGCAGCGTGGCGCGCCAATACTTCACGGCCAGCCTGTCCCCGCGGATCCGAGCCGGCAGCGTAATAGTTACCTGCGTGCGCGTAGGCAGCGTCACGGCCTCCGCCGTGCTCCTGGCCACGACTTCGGATTTGGTCAGGTGCTTTGTCTGGTTCTCCAGCCTCTTGCTTTTCGCCATGTCAAAACCTCCTGCCCTCCCGCCTCCGGCCCCTCGGCGGAGCCTTGGGAATAAGCCGGCGCCCACGCGGTTTGTCCCGCGCTTGATGCCGCTTGCCGGCGGCGGCTTTCGCCGCACGGCATCCGGCCGCCAGCCTATTCCCAGGGCTCCGCGCCCGCCGCTCTGCCCGTTCCGCCCGTTTCCGATTTCCGTTTGGGGAATTTTTCTCACGTCATAGAGGTTGCAGGGTATCCAGGGCGGGGCCGCAAAAATTTGGAGGGGCGGGGGGAGGGGTCCGAGCGTGCGAGTGACCATGTGCGCCGGCGTGTGTACGTAGCTTTGGGCGCTCACTTGCGGGCAAAACCGCCAGCCTTTGCCCACCGTTCGGCTGCCGTCTTGCGGTCGTGGTGAAACTTGCATAGGCTCTGCAAGTTTGTCGGGTCGGAGAACAGTTTCCAGTCGCCCTCATGTGGGATGACGTGGTCGACCACCGTCGCCCGGACTCTGTTGCCTGCCTTCGCGCATTCCCGGCAGAACGGCTCGGCCAGCAGCTGCGCCGGCTGCAGGTCATCCGTCCAGACCGGCAGCAGGTACCATCCGTGATACTCCGCGCTGCGGCCTCGCTTGTATTTTGGCTTGTGCTTCGGGCACCAGCCGTCCCTGGTGAGCTCAGTGCATCCCGGATGTCGGCATGGTCTCAGCGGAGCTTGCGCCATGGGCTATCACCTCCAGGACAAAACAAAAACGCCAGAACCAACAAGCAACTACTCGGTCGCTTATCAGCTCTGGCGTTGGACGCACTGGCCATCGACGATATCCACGATGTACTCGGTCTTGCAATACCGGCAGAACAGCGCCGTGCTTTGGCACTGCTCGCCTGGGGTTAGGTGGTGGATCCGCTTGCTCATGCCATACTGCTGGCAGATCGGGCAGATCACATAACCGCCCTTTACTGGAAATATAATATCACGATTTCCGGGCGTTTGCAATATGTTCAGCTCCTTTTTGCGAGTTATTCAACTACTTTACAAGGAATACAATACATTAATTTATAAGTCAATAAACCAGGCATATCGGTACTGCCCAAAGGTGTTGGCCGTGGTATATACCCCAGAGGCCCTTACGACGACCGGCATCGGAATCCAGCCGCTGTCCGAAACAAACAGCTCTATCGGCGGCAGCTGCCGGTTGAGTGATGGGCTCGCCACCCACTGCCTGGCGCTGATCGGGATCACAATGCCGTCCGTCGCCTCCTTGTTAAAGTATCGAGCCGTGCGTCGGTAGGTATCCCTCGGGCCGCAGAGCAGCGGCTCCGGCTGCAGCACCCGGCCGAAGCGCCAGCACGCTGCGACTTCGATGTCCGAAAAGTCCGAGGTGCGCAGCACCAGATGGACGTGATAGCGGTGATCGCCATGCCGGCCCTCTATGAGATACACATAGTCAATTGGGTGTCCGGCCTTCTGTTTCAGCCGCCGGAGGAATGACCTCCAGCTTTTTCGGGCATCCGGAAAGGTTGCCGGGTCATGCTCGGGATCAAAGGTCAGGCAGTAAA